CTTGTTAAAAGAGCACATCAGACACAAAAGTGGACTGAGGATGATATTGCACATCTTCTTAAATGTCAAGATTTTGATACTGGACCAGATTACTTTATAAGAAACTTCTTTTATATACAACATCCAACCCAAGGTAAAATACAATACGATCCGTTTAGCTATCAAGAAAATTTATTAGACAGTTATCACACTCATCGTTTTAGTGTAAACATGTTAGGACGACAAATGGGTAAAACTACCACTGCGGTAGGCTATTTGTTGTGGTATGCTATGTTTGTTCCTAACAGCACAATTCTTATTGCCGCCCACAAATATACAGGCGCACAGGAAATTATGCAACGTTTACGTTATGCTTACGAACTTTGCCCTGATAGTATACGATGTGGAGTTACAAGTTACAACAAGCAAAGTATTGAATTTGATAACGGTTCTCGTATTATGGCGCAGACAACTACAGAAACAACCGGTCGAGGTATGTCTGTATCTTTATTATACTGCGACGAGTTTGCCTATGTAGAGCCTAACATTGCTACAGAATTTTGGACTTCTATTGCCCCTACATTATCCACAGGCGGTAAGGCAATTATTACAAGCACACCTAACAGTGACGAAGACCAATTTGCGTTAATTTGGAGTGAAGCTAGTAAACGATTTGATGAATACGGTAATCAAACAGAACTAGGCCGTAACGGGTTTTATCCTTACATGGCAATCTGGAGCGAGCACCCAGACCGCGATGAAGTATGGGCTAACGAGATGAAGTCTCAGTTGGGCATTGAACGGTTTGAACGAGAACACGAATGTAAGTTCTTAATTTTTGACGAAACATTAATTAACTCTATTAGCCTTGCAAATTTAGAAGGAATCGAACCAAAAATGAAAATGGGGCAAGCCCGTTGGTATAAAAAAATTGATACATCCTGTACCTATATTGTTGCACTAGATCCCAGTTTAGGTACAGGGGGTGACCCGGCTGCTATTGAAATTATAGAATTGCCTAGTATGATACAAGTCTGTGAGTGGCAACATAATTCAACTCCTGTACAGGCACAGGCAAGAATTTTAAGAGATTTATGTAAACATATAGACGAACAATTTGTCGCCGACGGGCTTAATACTTCTTTATATTATAGTGTTGAAAATAACACCGTCGGTGAAAGTGCCCTAGTTTCAATTAACGAATTAGGAGAAGAAACAATCCCTGGGTTATTTTTAAGCGAGCCAATAAAGAAAGGGCATGTTCGTAGATTCCGCAAAGGATTTAATACAACACACTCTGCTAAATTGTCCGCCTGCGCCAAGTTAAAACAACTTGTAGAAACTAAAAAAATAGAAATTAATAGCAAACCGTTAATAAGTGAACTTAAAACATTTATTGCAAACGGAATAACATTTAAAGCAAAAACTGGGCAACACGACGATATGGTTTCTGCATTATTACTAGCAATTCGCATGATTATGATGCTACAAGACTGGGATCCGCATATCTATGATAAAATGCGAGATCATAGCGGCCTAGAAGAATACGATATGCCCTTGCCAATCTACATTAATAGTTTTTAATAAATAACACTATGAATACTCACATCATCAGCCAGGACGTTTTTGACAAAATTCGTAGCCGTTTTAGAAATCTTGAAATGGGCGATCCTCAAGGAGAAGTTACCGCTAACCCTAAAGAAGCACACTTTTTTGATTTTGATTTTGTAGTTGAAGATAAAAATTTAGGCAGAGTTAGTATAAGCATTAATGAAATCGGTTGTTTAAAAGTATTTTACAGTCAAAATATTTTAGAAGATGCTGACGATTTTACAAAAGATATTTGGTATGACTTCTTAAGAGAAATGAGAATGTTTGCTAAACGTAGACTTTTACGATTTGACACACGAGATATTACCAAGAAAAATCTCGACAAAGATGATTTTCAACACTTGGCATCATCTAGTATAGGAAATATGGATATGAATGAATCGATTAAATTTGAAGGAACTAAAAAGACAAGTAGACGAGTTTTAGAAAAAACTACCCTTGTTGTTCGACATAAAAATAGCATCGAAAATGAACAAGCAGGTGCTAGAAGTCGACGAAATAATATTAAAGCATTGTTTATTGAAAATTCTGAAGGCGAACGTTTCAAATATCCTTTTATTCATGTAGCAGGAGCAAAGGCAATGCAACGGCATGTTGCCAACGGTGGACGCCCATATGATGAGTTTGGCAATGCTATCATAAGAATGAGTGAGCAGATCAGCCAGCTTTCAGAATTTAAACGCAAAGTGAGTCATGATAATCTAAATCAATCAGTTAACGAAATTACAAACAGAGCTAATACAAAATTAGAATCTCTCCGTAGACAAGTTGAAGGATTAGGCGGACAAAACTACTACGAAAAGTGGAAAGAAGGTTTTGTTCCGAATGCCGGATCAGATCTAGTTATGGACCAAGCTACTCTCGAAGACTATAAACATAAATTTACAGTTTCAAGTTTTAAAGAAGAATTAGCACAATATTTTCCTTTAATTCACAGTATTATGCAAGAAGCAAATACTGTAGATTTAGAAGATGTTGTAAGCGAGGGCAATGAAGCCGAGCAGTGTGATGTATGTGATCGTCCAAAAGATGATTGTGTATGTGACGATGTTAAAGAACATGCAAGTTTTAGAGATTTTGTAGAGTGGGCAAATAGAGTAGAAGAAGGCAAATTAGGCATGGATCAACTTGGGGATCTACATGACCTGTTAGAAAAAGGATTACCTTTAGGTGTAGACGGAGTAAGCGCCATTGAAGCACTAGAAGGCATCGGCATACACGATGAAGAACTATTTGCAAAACTTGAAGCAATGGCTGATCCTGAACAAGGCGGCAATCCGGAAACAGATGTAAAAGACACAGTGTTATCTTGGTTAAGTGCAAGCGATCCGGAAGCGGCACAAGAATTTGGATATGAACCAACTGATGAAAGCAATGAAGAAGAGATGAAAGAAGTAGCATCTCCTAGGGTTATTGCAGAATTGGTTTATTCTATGTATAACAAAAACCATAAAGAAGAAAATTTAGGACCGTTCCCTAAAGGAAAACACGGTGTATTAACCGCTGTAAAAAAACAGTTTGGAGATGAAGGTATGAAAATGGCAGAAGTATTGGTCAACTATTTAGACCCACAAGAAAATGAAGGTATGTCCGGTGCGGCATTAGGTGGAGTTGCCGGAGCTATAGCAACCAAAACACCAGGTGGCGCAATGGCTGGTGCTGATATCGGAAGTGCAATCCAAGACAAATTGGGAGAAGCTGTAGAAGACCGAACATCTTATAAAGTAGCAAAATTTTTATTCGATAAAGGGTTGAGATATAATCCTCAAAATGAAAAACAGATCATTAATAAAATGGATGATGCAATGATTGCTATGAATATGCCTGCAAAAACTATTCAGTATCTATTAAGACACGACGAAGATTTTATCGGAGACACACTAGGCGAACTCCGACACATGGAAGATGCAGTAGCCGAGTTAGCCATGGCTTCGGTCGCGGCAGAGGGTATCAAAGATATTGCCAAAAAAGTAGGCGGCGCAGTTAAAGCTGGTGCTAAAGCAGTTGGTAAGGCCATTGTTGGCCCAGATGACGAAGAATTGCTACAGAGATTAGAAAAAGAAACTGGTGGGAAACGTCCAAATGCTTACAATAAGCCAAAGAATGAAGCCACTGACGACAAAAAGTTTGATCCATTAAAACATATTAAAAATCCTACCCAGGGAGAAAAAGACGCTGCCAAAGATGTCAAACGTGGAAGTTATTCGGATCGTGCCGCAATGTTAAAATCAGCAGAAACTGACGGCAGATTAAAAAATGAAGACGTTAATATTATTTTAAAATTAGCCGGTTTGGCAAAATAAACCTATTTCAGTAACCATTTAGGTTGCGATGATAAATAGATGTGTGTATACTTAATCGTATGCACACATTTTTCTTTTTAGTCAGTTGGCTTTAAAGAAGAGGCATAATATAAAACATTTATTAAGGAAAAACATTATGGCAACTTTAGCAGAAATCCGCGCAAAACTTCAAGCATCATCTCAACAAAACACCGGCAGCGCAAGCGGTGGAGACAACGCAATTTATCCCCATTGGAACATTCAAGAAGGCACTAGTGCAACAGTACGATTCCTTCCAGATGGCGATCCAAATAACACTTTTTTCTGGATCGAACGTGCAATGATCAAATTGCCATTCGCTGGCATTAAAGGTGAAACAAATTCCAAACCCGTTACTGTACAAGTTCCTTGTATGGAAATGTGGGGCGAAACTTGTCCAGTTCTTACTGAAGTGCGTCCTTGGTTTAAGGATAAGTCTTTGGAAGATATGGGTCGTAAGTACTGGAAGAAAAAGTCATACCTGTTCCAAGGCTTTGTTGTTGACAGCAAGCTTCAAGAAGAAGGTAAAACTCCAGAAAATCCAATCCGTAGATTCATTATTGGTAGCCAAATTTTTAACATTGTTAAGAATGCGCTGTTGGATCCTGAGATCGAAGAAACACCAACAGACTATGTCCGTGGTTTAGACTTTAAGATCACAAAAACAAGTAAAGGTGGTTATGCTGACTACAGTACTTCTAACTGGGCTCGTCGTGAGCGTTCGTTAGGTGCTGAAGAAGCAGCCGCGATTGAACAGTATGGATTGTTTAGTCTAAAAGACTTCCTGCCTAAAAAGCCAGGCGAAGTTGAACTCAAAGTTATTGCAGAAATGTTTGCGGCATCAGTAGACGGCGAAGCATATGATCCAGAACGTTGGGGACAATATTTCAAGCCAGCAGGCTTTAATTCTGGTAATTCTAATGCATCGTCAGAAAGCAAATCTGCTCCAGCAAAAGCTGTTAGCAAGCCCGTAGAAACTGATGCTGAAGAAGATGCTCCGTTTGACACAACTCCTGCAGAGGCTGCACCAGCAACTTCTGAAGCAAGTGGACGTGCGGCAGACATCCTTGCGATGATTCGTAACCGTCAAAAATCTTAATTAGGAGATAGACATGGGAAAGGCCTTCGATATTTCGAAGTTCCGCAAGTCTATCACTAAAAGTATTGATGGCTTGGGAATTGGTTTCAATGATCCAACAGACTGGATCAGCACTGGCAACTATGCCCTTAACTATCTTATCTCAGGGGACTTCTTTAAGGGAGTTCCCCTTGGTAAGGTAACGGTATTTGCTGGAGAATCTGGTGCAGGTAAATCATATATCTGTTCCGGTAACATTATTAAAGCCGCACAAGAACAAGGAATTTTTGTTGTACTAGTTGACAGCGAAAACGCCCTTGATAAGGCATGGCTTGAAGCATTAGGTGTTGATATTTCAGAAGAAAAACTTTTGAAACTTAACATGGCTATGATCGACGACGTGGCAAAAACCATTTCAGAATTCATGAAAGAATATAAATCAATGCCGCAGGAAGAACGTCCTAAAGTATTGTTTGTAATCGATTCACTTGGCATGTTGCTTACTCCAACTGACGTTAATCAGTTCGAAGCAGGTGAAATGAAAGGTGACATGGGTCGTAAACCTAAAGCACTTACATCACTTGTTCGCAACTGTGTGAATATGTTCGGCTCTTACAACGTAGGTATGGTCTGTACAAATCACACATACGCAAGCCAGGATATGTTTGATCCAGATGACAAAATTTCAGGCGGTCAAGGCTTCATTTACGCAAGTTCAATTGTTGTTGCAATGCGTAAACTTAAACTTAAGACAGATGAAAACGGTAACAAGGTAACAGATGTTCTAGGTATTCGTTCTGCATGTAAAATCATGAAGACACGTTATGCTAAACCATTTGAAAGTGTACAAGTTGAAATTCCATATTCAACAGGTATGGCTCCGAGCTCCGGTTTAGTTGACATGTTCGAGAAAATGGGTGTATTATCTAAAGTCGGAAATAAATTAGCCTATACTAGTAAAGATAGTGGCGAAATTATTGCAGAGTTCAGAAAAAACTGGACTGAAGATAAATTAAAGTTAATTATGAACGAGTGGGACAGTAGTTCTGTACCAGCGATCACAACCATTGACGAATCGGAGGAAGCTAATGGATGAAAGTTTAGTAATGGAAGTATGGGATACATTTCGTGAATATATCCCAGACAAGCACAAAGAAATGGCAGCTAATCAATATGTCGATTTCTTGCTGGGTAAAGATATTAGCGCGGAATCCCTCGAAGGATTCATGGGCTACGATCCATATCTTGATGATGCAATTAAAACCATAGTCGAAGAATTCAAGGAATTGGACGAAGATACTGAAGATGACGATTACTACGAAGATGAGGAGTAATTGTGTCACAATGGTATGCCAAGGTTAGCAAAGATATTTCATTTTTGCCTGCTTGTATTGACTATTTCTATGCCGAACTAGGGCAAGCCAGAGCTGAAGTTAAAATCTATGGTAACATAGAAAAAGCCAGTTCTGCTTTGCCTGGTGTAGTTGAACAACGTTTCAATAATCTTCAAGAAATTGAAGCTATCCTTGAATACCTTAACATTGAACTTCGACGTTTGAGGTCAAAATGCTTTAAGAAATACCTAGAAAACTATCAGAGAGCGTTAAGTTCCAGAGATGTTGAAAAATACGTCGATGGAGAACCTGATGTAGTTGATATGGAAAAAATTATCAACGAATTTGCGCTATTAAGAAATCAGTGGTTAGGAGTTATTAAAGGTTTAGACATCAAACAATGGCAATTGAGTAATATTATAAAGTTAAGAACTGCGGGCCTAGAGGACGCATCACTTTAATGGATTGTTATGTTTATAGAAGACCTTATTCAACGACTAGCAGGTGACGGACAATGGCTCTTTACTGAGCCTGTTATACCTCTGCATCATCTAGACTCAAGCATAGTACATAGTCTATCTATGCAAACTGTGACTGGTTACGGTTTTACTGAAAAACAGGCCAGTTTGGCATTAAAACTAATCAAAAAATACCAAAATTCTCTCAATTCTGCCTTAAAAACTAACATTTCTGACTCTATTGATAATCCCCAGTATAAACTACCTATTCGTGTATTATCGAATAATAGAACAATTACCATAAGGAAGAAAGAATTCATTAATCAACAGGTAATTTCTGTAAGTTTTCCCTATGATGACGGATTAATACAGCTAATACGTGGGTACAAAGAATCCTTTAGTAAAGAGTCCTCTAACAATCAAACTGTAAACTGGAATCCTGACTTAAAATCATGGGATTTTAATTTACGTGAGGAACATATTGCATGGGTAGCTTCAAATCTTATGAATTCCTCATTTCATACAGATGAAAAATTTTTAGATTTGTTGGCCCAGGTACGTGAAATTGAACAATCAATTGAAAAATATGTACCTATGGTAAATTTTGAAGAAAATAAATTTATTTTTACTAATGTTCCTAAAAATGTTCCGCAACCTGATAGCCTTGATGTAGTAGAAGTATTAATGCAGGCTAAAAAATACGGAATAAATTTGTGGGCCGACGAAATTGGAGAAGTTTTAGATAATATTGATATTACTCCAGTTACAAAAAAATGTATTACTACACCGTTTGGTAAAGATATCGAAATTGATGGGAAAGAAGTTGAATTTAGTGATCTTTTAAACACACTAGGCTATAATTCTCCCACGTTGATTGTAATCCCCGGGGGAATGGAGTTAAAATATTTGAGATATTGCATTAGAACTCTAATGAAATACGGTGTATCAACTGAAGAGATGAGTGTGTTATTTAGATTAGATGGTCATACAGGAAAAACAGCCAATGAAATCATTAAAGATTCAAAGGTTAACAATCCTATTTCTGAAAAAATTAAATTTTTCTTTGTTTCGGGTAGAATACCCAAGCCATTAATCGAATCGAAGATTGAAGTTTTGTCAGTTCTTAATTTTGGTTTAAGTGGTGTTCATTATACATTGTCAAATTACCTAAAAAATCACCATTTTGTCGTAAATTATAAAATTAAGGAATCAGACTTTGCCGTCCTGTAAAATTATTATTAAAGACGAAGTTAACGTTAAGATAGAAAATTTAGATCTTGACACACGTAAGGCGCTGGTCAAGAAATTTAAGTACGAAGACCCCACTGCAAGGTATCGTCCTGCCTATAAATTAGGGAGATGGGACGGTACTGTTTCATATTTTGGTCTAGGAGGAACAACCTACCTCAGTATGTTAGAGCAGGTCCTAGAAATTTTAGCCAATCGAAACTATCACATCGAATACGAAGATCGTAGGACTGCACCAGCCTTGGAATTTTCTGAAATTTCTGAGGATTTTTGGGGTGAAAAATGCTGGCCCAAAGGCCATAGGTTTGAAGACCAGCCTATTCGTTTGAGAGACGATCAAGTTGAAGTTGTTAATAATTTTCTAAAGAATCCGCAAGCATTGCAAGAAGTTGCAACTGGCGCAGGTAAAACTATTATGACCGCAACTTTGGCAAAAATTGTGGAAAAATATGGCCGAAGTATTGTTATTGTTCCTAACAAAAGTTTAGTTGAACAAACAGAAGAAGATTTTATCAATGTTGGATTAGACGTTGGTGTTTATTACGGCGATAGAAAAGACATAGGAAAAACACACACTATTGCAACTTGGCAAAGTCTCAATATTTTAGACAAAAAATCCAAAAATGACGAAGAACTGTTAAGTCTAGCTGAATTTCTTGACGGAGTAAATTGTGTCATTGTTGACGAAGTTCATATGGCTAAAGCGGAAGTCTTAAAAACGTTGCTTACTCATAATCTTTCAAACGCACCTATACGTTGGGGATTAACTGGGACTGTTCCAAAAGCTGATTTTGAGTTTCAGAGTTTACGTGCAAGTCTTGGCGAAGTAGTTGGTAGAGTAACTGCAAATGAGTTACAAGAAAAAGGAATCTTAAGTCAGTGTCATGTTAATGTTATACAGACAGCCGAATGGAAAGAATTTTCAAGTTACCCCGAAGAATTAAAATATTTGGTTACTGATTCTACACGTATGGAATGGATATCTAGTTTAATTACAGAAATTGCATTAACTGGCAATACATTAGTGTTAGTTGACCGGATTGAGTCTGGTAATTTTCTTATCGAAGGTCATCAGGATAGAGTGTTTATTTCAGGCAAAGTAAAAACTAAAGATAGAAAAGACGAGTATGACGAAATTAAAACAAGTGACAATAAGACTATTGTGGCGACTTATGGTGTGGCCGCTGTGGGTATTAATATTCCTAGGATCTTTAATCTGGTTCTTCTGGAACCCGGAAAGAGCTTTACAAGGGTTATACAATCTATTGGAAGAGGTATTAGGAAAGCCGAGGACAAAGACTTCGTCCAAATTTGGGACTTGACAGCATCAACAAAATATGCTAAAAAACACTTAACGGAAAGAAAAAAATTCTACAAAGAAGCACAGTATCCGTTTACAATAGAAAAGGTAAAATATTAATAATGCAAATTTTAACGTTAGATAACAAGACGTTCTATCTCAACGATCTTCCAGAAGAAATTGAAGACGATGTAAGGTTCGCGGTACTAGATAATAGTGACAATCAAAATCCAGACTACTTCTATATCCCATTGATTTTTTTAGAAAGTTTTACAGGTCCAGCAGTCGTATTACGAATAGGAAAACACGAACTTACAATGCCATTAGATTGGTGTACTATCGTTGGAGATCCAGAAGGTCCAGATATGGAAGTATTACCGATTACCAGTCTTAATGACAGAGGTTTTAGAACTTTTTGTTTTAATCCATTAAGTGGATTCCGACCAGAGTTTCACGACATTGATATTATAAATGTATATCAAGATGTAAAATGGTATTTTCCTAAAATGAAACCAGGACAACTTTTATGTACACCATTAGAAGGGGGAGAAAAACCTCTGTGTGCTTATTTTGTTAAAGAAGTAAGTCGTCAATGTGAAATTGTTGATTATACCAAATGTTGGTAAAATGGGAAATTTAAGACCAAACGAGCAGATTACATATTCAACCGAAGGCAACACTACCTACGGGTATTATCAAGACGGCGAACGATTTGTAATTGGTTATAATTTACCTAAACGCAGAGATCCGTTAGACATCAAACATAATATGGACTTATGGATTGATATATTAGATGCCGGCGGAGAAAATCATACTTTACAACAGGCAATTGATCGTGTTAAACTGTTGTATTACTTGACCAAGGAGACAGCAAATGGATGAAGAAATTTTAGATGGTCGTGAATCAGTACCAATTGACTTGCCGAAAGAAGAGTTGTTTCAGCTTATGTTAAGGGCGCATGAAAAAGATGTAACTCTTAATCAATTAGTTGAAAGTATTCTTCGAGAGCTTATTGAAAGGGCAGAAAATGAGTCACGAGCAGGACAAATTCAATCACAGTAAACGGCTTCATGCAGACGAAACTGCAATTAAAAAACAAACAAAGATAGCCAAAGAACATCGAGTTAGTGAGTACAATCCTAGCGCTGTTAAACAGCCCCATCGCTTTAATAAAAGGCATGCCATGGACTGTGGTAACCCTGAATGTTACCTATGTGGTAATCCACGTAAAACGCATAAGGACAAGTTAACACAACAGGAAAAACGACTGTTCCAAGATTTAGATAAAACAACTGATAGACACAGCAACGGATTAAAACCTAACAATGGCGAAACTTGATATAAAACGAGAACTGTATGCAATTGATCATAAAGATTATAATTTTTATGATAATTTAACTCCGGAAGAAAAGAAAGAGTTTAGTCCGTTTATTCTTATGAGATATGCCGCAAGTGTTCAAGGGGACAGAGATGTACAAGAACATTTCCTAGAAATGACTAATGAATTAATTAATAAAAATCATTGGTTATTAAGTAAGGATCATAAACCCTTATTATGGAAATTATTTGCATCAATAGGTGTTGGTGTATCAGCTTATCATCCGTACATTGCCGCTGGAAAAAAGACCAAGGCGGTTAAGATAGAAAAATTATTAGCAGAGTTACATCCTGCTATGAAGATAGATGATATTCGTGTATGGGCATCTTTAATGGATAAAACAGACAAGGAAGAATTGTTTGACAGTATGGGCTTTGATAAAAAACAGCGTAAGGAGTATGAATGAAATTCCGTAAAAAACCAGTAGTGATTGAAGCAGTTCAATTTATATACTCAACTGAAGGTATTGCTAACATTAAAGAATTCTGTGGCAGTGCGTTAGGTACTATTAAAAAAGCTCGACACCCTACAGCATTAGGTGAAGCAGAAATCGGTACGTTAGAAGATGGAGTACATTTAAAAGTACAACATATCGCCACAGAGGGCGATTGGATTATTAAAGGAGTGCAAGGGGAATTTTATGCTTGCAAGCCGGATATTTTTGAAGCCACTTACGAATCTGTAGAATGATACAATTGGCCGAACAACCATTTAACTGCGTCCATTGTAACAAGGCCTTTATGAAAGAAAAGACCTTGTATGCTCACATGTGTGAAAACAAAAGACGAGCAATGCAGAAAGATGAAAAGCGTGTTCAGGCAGGCATGATGGCCTTTAATAGATTCTTTAGACTCACTCAAGGTGCTAAAAAAGACAAGACCTATGATGATTTTATAAAGAGCCCTTACTATAATGCGTTTGTTAAGTTTGGATCTTTTATTAATAATGTCATGCCCATATATCCTGATAAGTTCATGGACTATGTTATTAAAAGCGGTGTTAAACTAGACCAATGGTGCAGAGACGAACTGTATGAGACTTATCTTTATGAGATGATAAAAACTGAACCAGTTGAAAGTGCAGTACAAAGATCTTTGCAAACAATGATGGAATGGGGCGATGTAAGTCAAGCACAGTTTAATCATTATTTCAATTATGTAAATTTAAATCGAGCAGTACACGATATAAGAAACGGAAAAATCAGTCCTTGGTTATTACTCAATTGTGCATCAGGTAAAAAGATGTTAAATAATTTTAGCAATGAACAATTGGATTTAATTGCACCGGCATTTGATTTACCGTTTTGGCTTAAAAAATTCAAACAGGTTCCTGCTGATATTATTTTAGTAAAAGAAATATGTGATGAGGCGGGAATAGAATGAGTCAAGAAAATATAAGACAGTTCTGCGAGCAACATCGAATCCGAGTTCTTGATACAAATAAAAGAGCACATCGTTATCAAAGAATTAACATGCAGTATTTTAGAGATCCTATGGATTTTAATAAAGTCTCCCTTGTAGATATTGTAAATGACAGCGAACCCTTGTATACTGTAGAGATTGCACAAAGTGAATTAGAACGTATTGCAGACTTTGAATCAGAAGTGTTTAACAATATGAGGAAGCAAGGGCATTACAGAATGTTTGAAACACTAATGGAACAAAAAGAACACGAAAAATATTTGAAAGACAAATATCCAGCAGTAAAGAAAGCCTACGAGCATTATAGTCTTATATTAAAACTAGCAGAGAGTGGAGAATTGTAATGCCAGATATTGACATCGACTTTGCTGATAGATCACATGCACTTAATTTAATAAAGACTATTCCTGCATCAATACAAGATAAAGACGGAACTTTTAAAAAGCACAATACTGGAGTATATTGTACTGCTATTCCGTACAATCCATTAACTGGATTAAGTAGTATTGAATATAAAGAAGCAGAACAAAGAGGATATTTTAAAATTGATTTTTTAAATGTTGGTATGTATAGCGGCGTTAAAGATGAAGCACATCTTATTCAACTTATGGAGACTGAACCATTATGGGATCTACTAGAACAAGACGATTTTACCCAACTGCTGTTCCATGTGAATGGGCATGGGTCTATTCTGAGACAAAGCAAGCCAAAGTCTATAGAGCAATTGGCAGCGGTACTAGCAATGATCAGACCTGCGAAACGTTATCTGATTGGGAAAGACTGGACTACGGTGATGACGGAAGTTTGGACGAAACCAACGGGTGAAGAATATTATTTTAAAAAGGCTCATGCCATGGCCTATTCTGTTGCCATTGTTGTACAGATGAATTTAATCTGTGAAAATATCAGCTACGGATTTAGTTAACTCTAAATTTTTTAGGATTTCTTACTAGCTGTATTGATTTTCGTTTAATACGTTTTTCTGCTATTTCTCCTAGGCTTACAGTGGGTCCAAAGAGAATCTCAACGTCTTTACTGTTAAATGTTTTAATAAACGGTCTAAAATCAATCATATCTATTTTTAAAAAAATATTAATAGGAATCTTTCGATTGCTTTCCCACCACCAGACATCTCCGAGTTCTAAAAAAGGATTTTGCAGTCCAATAGATTTGATTACAGCATAGTCGTACATGCTTGTTACTTGATTATCGTGATTGATAACAATACCTAAATATTCCGTGTCGTTACAACGGAGACAGGTCATAAAAGGATAGTTTGCTTGGAAGCTCTCGCTTGTAGTCATGCTTTATAATAAATACCGATATGCAAAATTTACCAGTCTATTTATATTCCAATTTGTTCGAAGTTATACTAGATCTGGACAATAACAGAGGAATACATCAAATTATGTATCAACGCCCTATTAAAGTACAGAAAGGTGTAAAAAACACTATTCAAATTCAGTTCAAAAATTCTGATCAAAAAAAGGTTAGTATAAATGGACAGCAGTTTTATTTAAATGTTTTTGATCAAGAAAACAGAAAGTTAGTTCTTAAGAAACCTATTACAGTACT